AATGTTACTGATACAGTATTAACTTTAGATACTGATGCTTCCTCGACCGCCGCTTCTTTCTCAATAGGTTCTGTAACGGGTATGGTAATTACTCACAATCTTTATCACACAGGAAGTTCCTCATCGGTAGAACATATTATGCCCCATAGATTACTACAAGAATCTACTACCAAAGAAGGCAGTTATAATTATAAATATGCTGAAACAGACTTGGTTATAGCCTCTACATGGCAAGGTAACGCAAGAGCAGTTCCACTTAATATTTCAAAGGGAATATCAGGAGCAACATATGATTTTGAACCTACGGACATAGATTTCACTTCAGTAAATATAGTGGGTAAAAAATACGACAACTCTCCACATACTATTGCTAATGCCAGATTTTTAGTCTATGGTGATAGTTCGGGAGGTGCATCGGAAGGTATTTTAGAAAACAATTTAGATACAGGTGGGGATGATTTTGCTGGAACCACACCAGTAGAAGTTTTATTTAAACCATATATTGATACTGATTCAGGTGTTACAATATTAAATAATTCACACGACGATAGTTTAGATAATTCTACTGGGACGAAAGAAAAAATTATTAGAATTGAGGTTCAAACAGAAGGATTAAAAAATAATACAACGGTTACACCTAATCATTGGATTCATTTTAGTAATAATATTACAGGGTATTATTTATACCAAGTGGGTAATGCACGACTTCATAAGGTTGTTTCTCATACCGTTTCAAAAGATACTTCGGAATTTTATCACTACATTAGAATTGATAATGCGGATAGTGTTTCTGGGAAACTTTACTTAATGAGAATTAACCAAACTTGTTTTTATGACTTTTCTCCTAAAAAGATTTCATTAAATAATCCTTCAACAAACTACACTAAAAGGGCTGGATATAAAGAAATGATAGGAAATAGTTCTCTCGTTTCAAAGTTTATGAATGAAGATGTAGTTAGTGGGTCTACGGGAGTAAGGTCCATGTATTGTATGATTGAACCCGACGGAGGTGGTGGAAATTATTTAATAAGCCGAGAAGATGATGAATATTCATATGTTAATAGTTTTCCAACGGGAGAATCATATAGAATTTTAATTACTGATGGCATAAATAATCTTAAAACAGAAATGTTTGTATCGACAAATGAAAGATTAGAATTTTCAGATATGAAAGAAATGAAAGGCTCCCCTTCTCTTGGAAGTATATTTACTATTACGGTAAATCAAAATCCGTCATTTACCCCCAAATCTCTATCTATATGCTCTCCATTTAGTATTAGTCTTGATTCCGAAGACATTGTAGATGATATATTGACTACTCAGGGTATTGATTACACTAAGGCTTCGAGTACAGAAAACTATTACATAGGTTCTAATTTTACAGGTGAAAATGCTTATACTGCGATTAATAATGTATTGTCTTTTAAGAAAAAGAAATTAATTGTGGATGGTAATGCCATACAGGTTGTTTCTAATGAGGAGGAAAAGCAATACAGGGCTATCGAGTTTAATGAAGAAGAAAATATTCACAAGGTTACGAGCATTAAAAAGAACAAATCGCTTTATGATAATTTTAATGAAGTAAAGGTATTTGGCGACGGTGTAAGGGGAACTGCTAAAAATTACAGAGAAATTAAAAAACGAGGTAAGAAAACTAAGGAAATTTATGATTTTTCATTGGTAACAGACAAACAAGTGTCTGAAAAGGCTCAACAACTTTTAAAATTATATACAGGTATGCAATCAGCATTAGAAATAGAAGTTGGTGATAATATACCCCTACTGCAACCCGGAAATATTGTATCGGTTTATTATCCCTCGGAAGGTGTTTTTAGAAATGAATACATGGTTATTGAGATTGAAAAGAACATTGGAAGTCCGACTAAGTTATTACTTGGGGAATATAACCGTGACTTAGCAAATACTTTTACAATGTTAATTTCGGAAACTCGCAATTTACAGGGTAGGGCAAAACAAAAAGTTTATACGAGTGTGACCTCTCCTAATATTGATATACAGTCGCTAAGGGTCAAATTTGTTAAGGCTACAATAACTAAGACCAATTCAACAGCAACAGAATTAGGATTTACATACACATTAGGATTCGATGCGAGGATGGGACTATGATAACAACAGAAGGAAAAACAAATTTAAGAGACCATATTATCTCAACTTTTACACACTTTCAAGTAGGAACGGGTGGAGATTCAACAAACCCCAATGCTGGTAGTTTAGATTCACCCTTATTAACGGTAGCCCCTATCACGGGTGCAAGTGGGGTCATTCAATCTAGTGGGGAATCTTCAATTGATTTTTCATTTACTATATTGGGTTCTGCATATGTTGGTAATACAATTAAGGAAGTAGGTATATTTGATTCAACAGGTAATACTTTATTAGTAAGAGTTAATTATGACGGAATAGGACCACTTACAGGTTCAGATGAAATAGAGTTTATAATTACGGTGGAGGTAGATTAATGGTAGCAAATGCAGGAAAAATAACAACGATGGGTGGAACTACTGGATTAGTAGACCAAACAGATAAAATGCACACAGGAATTTTAAAAGTATTAGAAGCGTATAGCAAAGGAGATATTTGTATCAGTCATGCAGATTTTACTATTACAGGTGCAGGAACTTACACTCAATATAATTTAGCGCAACCGATTAAGTTTAGAACACAAGGACAATATAAAACACATACAAGTAATATTTCTGTAACCTATGATACTACTACAACGACAGCAAAACCAACTGCGGCTCAAACGCAACACCCTAATTATACTCGTTATGATTTAGTTTCTATGACCCCTGCTGATACACCTGCTTTGGTAATCACATTAGGAACTTTAAGTGGTGCTAATGGTTTAGTTCCCGACCTACCCGCAGGTAATATTCCTATTGCTTTAATTGAAGTTACGGCAGGAACAGACCCCAATAAGGCAGATTATAATTTACAATTATACACATTAGATTTAAACACCGATGTTTATTTAGGAACATTAAAAATTGACGGCGACCAAACAGTGGGGGCTGGACAAGATGGATATGTTTTGACTTATAATAATACTAATGGAAAAGCCGCATTAGCAGAAGCGGCGGGTGGTAGTTTAGATATTGATGGCTACGGGGCATTAGGAGGAACTGGCCTACACCAAACACAAGACCATTTTGTATTTTCCGATAATGGAACAGAAAAGAAAATTACATTTTCTAATTTAGAAGATGCAATATTTGGAAATGTTTCGGGAGATATAGCAATTGCGGCTGGAGGTGCGGCTACAATACAAGCAAACAGTGTTGCATTAGGGACAGATACAACAGGAAATTATATGACAAATGTTTCTGCTGGAACTGGAATAGATGTAACACATACTCCGGCGGAAGGTTCAACGGCTACTGTTGCAGTGGATGTTTCGGACTTTATGACTAATGGTAGTAATAATAGAATAGTGACCGCTACGAGTGCAGATGCGATGAATGCAGAAGCAAATGCTACTTTTGATGGTGGTACATTAGCAATTACAGGTGCTATTACTGCAACTACAACAATTACAGGTGCTATTACTACGGGAACAACAGGTTTAGTCGCAAATGGATTATTATTTCAATCACCAGAAGTCTTAGATATGAGTACAACACCATTTATGACAGGAAATAAAAGTATTGTTTATGTTTTTGATATAGGGGGTGCAGGGCCACCGAATCAAGTTGAATTACCACCTCCTTCCTCAAACAACAACGCAGTATTTACAATTCGTAATTTTGGTTCAAACCCAATAACAATTATTGTAGCGGGTGGTGCGCCTATTGACCCAGACTTCAACGGTTCAGGTCAAACTTTTCACGCTTTAATTAATACACGGGACACAATTGATTTACCAGTAGGACAACATGTGACAGTTCAAGCAATAGACGACCAATTACCGCCAATGCAATTGGGATATTATATCATAGGAAATTGATGTAATGGAAAAATATTAAATAGTCGTTGGTGTTTTGTTTATAATAGTGGTAGCCATGTCCGATTTAGATGAGGTTCTTGAGAGAGATTCGGAGGGTAAAATTAATTGGCTTGTATCAAAGGTAAATGACATTGACAAAAGAGTTCATACAATTGAAACAAATCATTTATTTCACATGGAAAAGGACATGCTTATGTTACGAAGGGGAGTTTATATTCTTGCTGCTATTGGAGTTACATATTTAACAGGAGTGCAATTACTATGAAAAATACAAAAGATACATTTAATGACCGAATGGTAAAGCGAACAGTATTGCCAGCAATTTACCTATGGCTTCTTGCCGCAGGTTCAGTAGTGGCTATGGGTATTTTAAAACCCGATGTAGTTTTAAATAATCTTGACGGGTTTATTGCACTCATAGCAATTATTGGGGGAACTGCCGCACCTGTACTTTCTACTGTTTTGCGTATGTGGGAATCGGAACAAACTATTGAGATTGATAATATGGGCGTTGAAATGGAACATGAGCGTGTCCGTGATGCGTTAAAGAAGCAACACTTAATTGACTTAGAAAAGATTCAACAGAAGCACGAACATACTTTACTTACTGCCGCTCAAGAACACAAACATATTGTTGAAAAGCATAAGGAAACGATTGTTAAACTTACACCTATTCATAAGATGGGTGAAGATACAGAGGAATAATTATGTGGCAAGATACTTTAAAAAAGGATGCTGAAACATACTTTAAAGAAAAAATTGCTGAGTACGAGCGTAGACTTAAAAAAGACCCTAATGATACTAAGGCTAAAGATGCTTTAAAGTATTATAAAGAACAATTAGGTGAAGAAGAATGACTCGCTGTAATTATTTAGACGCTTGGTTTGATGAACAGTCAAAGATAGTAGATAAAAAAGAAAAGGAAACTAAAAAGGATTTTGTCACTGGTGAAAAGAAATGAGTTGGCAAAACATTCTAAAATACAACCGAGAACATTATGTTCGTGCGGGTCGTAAGCATAATAACCCTGAAACAATTAGTGTTCATCAAAGAATTTTAGAAATAGTAAATGACCGTGATATTCCAAGAAGAGAATTAGGTCAACGAATAAAAGATATTTTAGAACAGTCATAACTTTAGGCTAAAAAATCAAATCGAAAAATTTGCATAAAAAAAAGCCACGACCCCCTACGGGGCCGAGGCCAAAAAAAGTATTTTTCTAATTGTTGTTTTTCTTCATAAGGTATATGACCTCCAGAAAAAGAACAAAGCATTTTTTTAGTTTGAAACTCAATTACCACTCCAAATCAATCTTCACCAACTCTCCTAAGTCTTCATCAAAGAAACTTAGGTTGCCATTTTCTACACCCATTTTCCACACATCTAAGGTAAGTTGAGAATCCTTTAGGCAATACTTTGCCACATCTTCATACTTACCTTCATTCCACCATCGGACAGCCATAAGTCCGTCACCAGACTTTTGCGAATTAAGATTACACTTAGCGAGATTATCTAATTGAACTCGCTTACCTGCCGCCTTTGTCATCATTCTCGATGTATCAATACAGCGTGTTTCTTTCTCTTCGAGATACTTACGGACAATATAAATGTCCATTGAATCTCGTAACGCTGGTAAATCAAAGGCTACTATATTATGTCCTAATAACTTACCACCTTTTTGAAAGTGGTCGTCTAAGTCATACTTAAGTTGTTTTAATTCTTTAACAACTGCACCTTCAACTTCAACGGCTTTATCAATATAAACCGTGTTATTCTCTCCATCCGTAGTAGTTACACAAGTAACTTTCCACATATGGGTATTCTGCCAACCGCCAATATCTGCGGCTGTGTTTCCTGTTTCTATATCAAACGACAATATATTATTCATTTTTTTTCACTTCCATATTTTTAATTATATCAATGGGATAATTCATGTCCATCATTTCTATGACTTTCAGTAGCATTTCTTCATCAATATAATTAATGAACAAATCAATTAAATCATCCCTTGAAACTTCTTCTTCATCCAGCACTTGTCTAAAGCGCAATATTCTATTTTTTATATACATTATTCTTTCCTCCTAATATATACTCGGTTATTCATTTTTTTATTCTCGAACAAATGTTCTACGCTATTCCATTCCCTATAAAAGGTTGGGCGACTTTTCTTAGTCATTTTCATGTAGTTAT